TGAGCGAGAAAAACGCAGTAGGAGTCTTCTTGATTATTGCGATCAGCACCAAAAGATTACGGATGATAGATACTCATACAACGATTGGAAGTATATGATCAAAGGATAGCAAAAATTCAAACCGGTCGTTATAGGAGGTCGTAATGATGGGTGCTAACCCATTCCAGAGCAATCGAAAGATTGCTCTTTTTTCATGCCCGCAATAAGGAGGTGATGGGTTGGCTGACAATTTCGGCCTGAAAATTGGCGTAGAAGGCGAACGGGAGTTCAAACAGGCACTTGCCGACATCAACCAGAGCTTCAAGGTGCTGGGCAGCGAAATGGCGCTGGCGACCAGCCAGTTTGAGAAAAACGACAAGTCCATTCAAGCCGTCACCTCCCGAAACGCTGTCCTCAATAAGGAAATCGACGCCCAGAAAGAAAAGATCGCCACCCTCAAAGCCGCGCTGGACAACGCGGCTTCTTCTTTTGGCGAAAACGACCGCCGTACCCAGAACTGGCAGATCCAACTCAACAAAGCGCAGGCCGAACTCAACGGGATGGAGCGCGAGTTGGAGGAATCCGCCGATGACGCGGACGATCTGGGCAAGCAGATCGTGGGTTCTGGGGAGAACGCTGAAAAGGCGGGCGGCAAGTTTGAAAAGCTCGGCAGCATCTTAAGTGGCATCGGCAAGGCGATGGGTACCGTCGCTGCCGCGGCCGGAGCCGCTGCCATCAAGCTCGGCAAGGAAGTCGTGCAGCAGTTTGGCGAGCTGGAACAAAACCTTGGTGGCTCGGAGACTGTGTTCGGCAAATATGCCGATTCGATCCAGCGCACAGGCGAGGAGGCGTTCAAAAACCTTGGTGTCTCGCAAAGCCAGTACCTCGCTACCGCCAACAAGATGGGCGCGCTGTTTCAGGGCTCGGGGGTCGAGCAGCAGAAAAGCCTGGAACTGACCGAAAAGGCCATGCAGCGCGCGGCGGACATGGCTTCCGTCATGGGCATCGACATGCAGATGGCGCTCGACTCCGTCGCGGGCGCCGCTAAGGGCAACTTCACCATGATGGACAACCTCGGTGTGTCCATGAACGCAACGACCCTCGAAGCGTATGCCCTCGCCAAAGGGCTGGATTTCACATGGGCATCGGCAAGCAACTCTGAAAAGGCCGAACTTGCCATGCAAATGTTTTTTGAAAACACGGAGCAGTATGCGGGCAACTTTGCCAGAGAATCCACTCAGACCATTTCTGGTTCGTTGGGTCTCATGCAAGCCGCCCTTGGTTCTTTCACGGCGGGTCTGGGAAATTCGAACGCGGATATGACCAACCTGACGCAGAATCTGGTGGACGCGTTTCAGGCGGTCGTGCAGAACATCGTGCCGGTGCTGGAGAACGTCGTGAGCGCGCTGCCTATCGCGACCGGCGCCATCCTTACGGCCATCGGGGATCTGCTGCCGATGCTACTGGAAACCGTCACTTCCCTGTTCACACAAGTGCTGGAAACGCTTCTGAGATTGCTACCGGAACTGATCCCGGTAGCGGTGAGCGCGGTTATGACGATCACAGGCGCACTGATCGAAAACCTACCGCTGCTGGTGGCGGCGGCAGTGCAGCTGGTCACCGCGCTGGTGGAGGGTATCGGACTGGCGCTGCCCACGCTCATCCCTGCCGCCGTGACTGCCGTCATGACCATCGTGCAGGGGTTGCTGGAACAGCTGCCGTTGCTGCTGGACGCGGCTCTGCAGATGATTCTTGGCCTTGCGCAAGGTTTGCTCAATGCCATTCCACAGCTGATCGACGCGCTGCCCGCCATCATCGACGCGCTGGTTAATTTCCTGATCCAGTCCATTCCGCAGATCATTCAGGCGGGCATCCAGCTCCTGACCGCGCTAGTGACGGCGCTGCCGACGATCATCGCGGCTATTGTCAAGGCGATTCCACAGATCATCAGCAGCATTATTAACGCGGTGATCACCGCCATCCCGCTGATCATCGACGCGGGCGTCAAGCTGCTGGTCGCCCTGATTCAGGCGTTGCCGCAGATCATCACGACCGTGGTCACAGCGGTGCCGCAGATCGTGGGTGCACTGACGGGGGCGTTTGTGGGGAACATCGACAAGATCATCCTCGCGGGTGTGCAGCTGTTCGTTGCCCTGATCAAAAACCTGCCGACCATCATTATCGAGATCGTGAAAGCCGTGCCCCAGATCATTACTGCGCTGGTCAATGGATTTACGAGCTCGATCAGCCAGATTGCGAGCGTGGGCGGAAACCTCATCAAAGGGCTGTGGCAGGGCATCTCGGATGCGGGCGCTTGGCTCCGCGACAAGATTTCCGGCTTCTTTGGTGGTGTGGTCGACAGCATCAAGAACTTCTTCGGGATCCATTCGCCCTCGACGCTGTTTGCCGGGCTCGGTCGCAATATGGGCGAAGGTATCGGAGTCGGCTTCGAAGAGGCCATGGCCGGGGTTGCCAGGGACATGCAAAATGCCATCCCCACGAGCTTTGACATGAACGCAAGGGTCAACGGCTACGGTTCTGGGACAGGAAGCACGACGGGCGCTACCATCACCCAAAACATCTCGGTAATGTCGCCCAAAGCGCTCTCGGAAAAAGAGATCGCGCGCGAGTTTAAGAACCTCTCCCGAAAACTGACGCTCGAATACTGAGGAGGTGTGGCGTTGGAACTGACCTATACAAACGCGAATGGCGAAAGCGTCACCCTCCGGCAGACTCGCCCCTTCTTTCTGACGCGGGTGGACGGCGCCGGTAAAGTCCGCCAGACCGTGAATACCTTCAAAGCGCCCGATCAGGACGGCGCTTTTTTCATCTCCTCCGCCATGGACATGCGCAACATCACGCTGGAAGGGTCAGTTATTACCCCAACAATCACGGAAACGTATGATCAACGTCGGCGTTTCCTGCGGGTGTTCACGCCCAAACAGCAAGGGACGCTCGTCTACCGTAACCGACAGATCCAATGTGTTGTGGAGGAAGCGGGATTTACCGCATCATCCCGCGAGCGCGCGCCGAATTTCTTTATCAGCCTCCTGTGCCCGTCGCCCTTTTTTGAAGCGTTGGAAGAGATACGGGAAGAACTGGCCATGTGGTCGCCGCTGTTGCTCTTTCCGCTGGAGATACCGGGTGTCGGACTCGAATTCGGCATCCGTCAGCCCAGTCAGATCATCACTGTAGACAACATCGGGGACGTTGCCTGTGGTTGTCACATCGTCTTTCGAGCACTTGGCAGCGTGACCAACCCGGAGCTCATGAGTCTTGACACTGACGACATGCTCCGCCTGAATACCATCATGCAATCCGGCGAGGAACTCCATGTGTACACGCACTTTGCTGGGAAAAAGGTAACGCGCGTGCTTGGGTCTGTGGAAAGCAACGCCTTTTCGATGCTGGATACCAGTTCGGTGTTCCTACAACTGGAACCCCGGCGCAATTTGCTTCGCTACAACGCCGCTGAGAACATGGATTTGCTTGAAGTGACCATTCTGTATCGGCCTAAGTTTCTGGGGGTGTAGTGTGGAGCTATATGTGTACGGGAACACACGCAAGTTGGTCGGTGTTGTAGAATCCTTTGAATACCTGCGCTGGACACGTCGGTATTCCCAATGTGGTTCGTTTGAACTCAAAGCCATTGCTACCCCTGACAACATCGCCCTCTTGGCGTTGGATAACCTTTTCTGGAAAAGCGATGATGAGGAAGCCGGGATCGTTGAGCATCTGGAAATGAATCAGGCAGACAAGGAAACGATCACAGTCAGTGGGCGGTTTGCGACCAGCTTCTTGGCGCGGCGCATCCTCTGGGGTACGGAAACGCTTAGCGGGGATTTGTCCGCGTGTGCTTTGCAACTTCTCAACAATCACCTGATTACACCTTCCGATGCTAGTCGGCAAATCGCTGGAGTTTCCTTCGCATCACCACTTCTTGGTGTGACGGTCAATACGCAGGTATCCTTCAAAAACCTCATGGATACGATCACGGGGCTTTGTGAAGCCTCCGATCGGGGCATCAAGACGGTATTTGACCCCTCGACTGGAAACCTGACTGTCACGCTCTATGCTGGCGCAGTTTCACAGGCTGTGTTCTCCCGCGAGTATGAGAACCTGACGTCGCAGATCTATACGCAAAGCACCATGGATTACGCAAATACCGCGCTCATCGGCGGGGAGGGCGAAGGCGCCGCGCGCGTGATGGCTTCCATCGCGGAAACTGCCGGAGAGACTCGACGGGAAGTCTTTGTGGATGCCAAAGACCTGCGGCAGGAGGATTTTGGGGCAGGGTATCCTGCCGCGCTTCTGTATCGCGGTCAGAACAGGCTGTCGGAGCTAGCCATGGCGCATTCCTTTGATGCAGAGGTCAATCCGCACGGGAACCTGCGTTACAAGGTCGATTTTGATCTGGGGCAAGTGGTGACCGTGCTCTCCAAGAAGTGGGGCGTGACCCTTTCTGCGCGCATCACGGAGATCGAAGAGAGTTACGACGCGAGCGGGCAATCCCTGAACATTGTGTTTGGCAAGGGCGCTCTATCGCTTCTCCAAAAACTGAAAGGCGGCTGAGATCATGGAAAAGAGCGGATTCTTCAATTCTTCCGGCGGTGATCGGGTCTACAGCGCCACGGATTTCGCCGCCTACTTCGGGAAGCTCGTCAGCAATGGGATCTTCTACACTACTGCCACAAACCTGCAGGTAACGCCGGGCAGCGGGATGGCGGTCAGTGTAGCGGCTGGGAGCGCGTGGATTAACGGGTATTCCTACGAGAACACGGACGCGCTGGAACTGGCCCTTACCACGGCCAGCGGTGTGAATCCGCGCATTGATCGGGTCGTTGTTCGTTTCAGCGCTGTGGAGCGCGGGATCCATCTGGAGGTGTTGACAGGCACGCCGGCAGAGATTCCGGCAGCGCCTGTGCTGACCCGAAGCAACGATACCTATGAACTTGGGATTGCGGACATCTTGGTACCGAAAGGCTCTGTAACGGTTACGGCGCTGAACATCATTGACACGCGCCTGAACACGACGTTGTGCGGGTTGGTCAACTCGCTGGTGACCGCCGTGTACGAATAAGGAGGCAAGTGGATGCCATCGGTTTCTTATACGCTCAGTTCCTTTTCAAAGACCAATACCGATCTGGGTTCCGGCGCAACATTTACAGCCAGTGCTTCGGGATCCGCTGTGTCCGGCGCCTACATTACTTCCGCCACATTGTATTTAAGCAGCATCCGGACGTACTCCTCTGCTGGGTATCTGACTTTCACCAGAGGCTCCGGATCAGGAACAACCGGCAACTTTTCATCCAACAGTTCCACACACTCGGAAACCGTCACGCTGACCAGCTATAGCGACGCCTTGCTCACGGCTGGCGGAGGAACGGTCTCCTTCACTCTCAAGCGTTCGACATCTGGCTCAGGAAATATCCTCAACCTACGCAGCGGCATTACGGGTACCCTGACGCTGAATTACCAACTAAGCTCAACTGCCTGTACTGCGCCGACTGCTTGCACGGTCAGCAGCACGCTTTCCGAAGGCAACGTAACGCTCTCATGGAGCGGGGCAGCGGGTGGCACCAACAACGCCATTTCCTCGTATGAGATCCAGTACAGCGAATCCAGCGACAATGCCACCTGGGGTGCGTGGACAGCGTTGACGACAGTCACCACCGCCGCCACCAGCGGCAGCGTCTCGGTAGCGCCTTCTTCCACGCGCGGGAACTACCGCCGTTTCCAGGTACGTACGCGCGGCGCTGCCGGGGCAAGCTACTATTCCAGCTGGAAGGTCTCGACCAACGCCGTACGCCGAAACACCCTGCCGACAGCGCCTACCATCGTCACAGCAACGCCTGCCGTGTACAGCACGGAGGCGATTGCACTCACGTGGAGCGGCGCGGCCGGGGGCACGAGCGCGATCAAGGGGTTCACAATCACCAGCCGTACTTCAACGGATAACGCCACATGGAGCGCCTGGACAACACTTACGACGCTGACGCAGACCGCAGGCAGCGGCAGTTATACCCCCACAGTAACCCGTGTCATCGGCACGTATACGCAGTTTGGGGTCACGACGATCGACGTGCTGGACGTTGCTTCGGAGATCAGGGTCTACGCCAGCATTCTGTGCTCCATCACTCCGTGCGGATTGCCAACTGCCTTCTCGCTTAGCGCGACGCTGGCAGAAGGCGCGGTCACGCTTTCGTGGAGCGGAGCGACACATGGCGCTGGGAATACAATCACCGCGTATGAACTGCAGTATAGCGAATCCGCAGATGGTTCTATTTGGGGCGGATGGACGGCTCTGACAGTCGTGAGTAGCACCGCCACCAGCGGTAGCCTGAGCGTCAGTCCCTCCGCCACGGCGGGCACATACCGGCGGTTCCGGCTTCGGATTCAGGGCACAGCGGGAGAAACGTATTACTCAGATTGGATGGTCTCCAGCAACAGCGTCAGGCGCAACATTCCGCCATCAGCGCCTGCTACGTTTACAGCCTCGCCTGCGGTGTACGACACGGGGCTGATTACGCTCACATGGAGCGGTATCGTAGCTGGTACCAGCGCGATCAAGCAGATAGTGATCCAACTGGCCACCTCGGTGGATGGCGTCGCCTGGGGCGCATATGAAGCGCTCACAATGATTACATCGAGCGCGACCTCTGGTACGTATGAAGCCACGCCGTCCAGCATTTCCGGCATGTCTACGCGCTATCGCCTGAGCGTGACGGATACGCTGAGCGCGATCTCCGCCTATGCGCTCAGCAACGTGGTGCGTAAGGTCAGCCCGCCAACCATGCCGGTGATCACCGCGCCCAAAGCATCAAGCCAGACCTACGCCGCTGCGCCGCGTTTCCTGGTCACGACCGGCGCTAGGCTAGGTAGTGGGACGCAGAAGGTGTCTGTGAAGATCGACACTGGAGATTGGGAGGATTCGGTCGCCAACCCGGAACGGTTCTCCACCGCTGGGGTTTTGGGAAACGGAGTGCAGACCATTTATACGCCGACTGCTCTTCTGCCGGGTACCTATACCGTCACTTTTCGCAGTGTGGATAGCGGCTCGGAAGCCGTCAGCCCTGACGTGGTGCGCACCTTTGCGGTACTGGCTTCGCCCTTTGAGGACATTGTGGCCAATGTGACCAAAGTCAAGGCTGCACACATGAAGAGTCTGCGAACCGCCATCAATATCGTCCGTGATTTTTACGGGCTTTCGGCAGTCAGTTGGTCGGAGGACGTGATTGCAGGTAAATCCTACGTGAAAAACTGGCCGTTCCATGTGTTGGAGCTTCGTAAATCCATTGAGCAGATGGTGGATTTCATCAACGGCTTTGATATGACTTGGGTAAACAAACTCCCTGACCCGGCGTGGATTCCCACCACGACGGGCAGACCGCAGGCGGCCGTGATGCAGCAGTTGCAAACGCTGATTCTTGGATTATGACGGGTTCCCGATTTGCGTCTCTTCGAAAGCAGGGGCGCTTTATCATATATATCTTTCTATAGGAGGAAACATCATGAAGGAAATCTGGGGTTGGATTCAAGCAGCGTTGGTAGCCGTGGGTGGTTTTCTCGGTTGGTTTGTCGGCGGCTTCGACGGTCTGCTCTACGCGCTGATCGCTTTGATGGCGGCCGATTACGTGACGGGCGTGATGTGCGCCATCGCGGACAGAACGCTTTCCAGCGCGGTTGGGTTTCGCGGCATTGCCAAGAAGGTGCTGATCTTCGTACTGGTCGGCGTCGGGCACATCGTGGACACGTACCTGATCGGCAACGGCAGTGCGCTGCGCACAGCGGTGCTGTTCTTCTACTGCTCCAACGAGGGCG